TAAACTACATAAATTAAAAGAAAATGAAAAAGAAGCAAGAAACGAAAACAAAGATGTTCGAGATTGAGGATTTAAAAGGAGAGTTATTAGTAACTTATACTGAAACGACAATATTCTATCCAGAAAGAGAAGAAGAGTTTCATGGTACACATACTTTTTCTGAAGATGAAACTAGCATACACATAGATAGTGTTGAACTTGTTATTGGTAGTGAGGGTATTGATATTACAAGAAGATTAAGCTTAGATCAACAATTTGATATTATAGATGCCCTGTCATAATTATGAGAAGTACAATTATAACAAAGAAAAAAGTATGTGTTTCATGTGGTAGGTTGGATTATCATTTTTCAAAAAAAATGTGCAAACAATGTGCTACTATTGAATCTACACAAAGAAGAATTGATAAATATGAAGATGAAGAAGAGTTAGAAAGTATTAAGTATTTGACAGACGACTTGGATGCTGTATTTAGCCAGTATATAAGATGTAAGCACGCTGATGTTAATGGATATGTTTTGTGTTATACTTCTGGTAAAAAGATAAAATGGCAAGAAGCCCAGTGTGGTCATTTTATTAGTAGAAGAAATTTTGGAACAAGATGGTTAGAAGATAATTGTCGTCCACAAAGCGAACATGATAATTGTTTTTTATCTGGAAATTTAGAAGTATTTGCTAAAAACTTAGAGGCAGAAAAGCCCGGCATAGTTGAGTTTTTACAGGATCAAGCTAGGCAGGTTTCAAAGCCAACAAGAGATGAATTAAAATGGTTAGTTGTTGAATATAGACATAAACTAGAATTAGTAAAGAAAAAATTTAAAAACCATTAGAAATTTGTATTTTTACAATGTTCTGTGTGTTTTTTTAGGTTAATTTTAGTTTAGTAGATACCTCCTATTTCCATAGGGGGTATTTTTTTTAAAATTTAATTAAATTTATTTTTTTAATTAAATTAATTAATATAATTTTGCCCTATAATCAATAAAACATAAAAATATGGCAAGAAGCATTAGTCCCACATCTGTAGCAAGCAGGGTAGGTGTCCTAAAACTAGAAGAAAGTTTACTATTAGAAAACCCTTACACTTCTGTAATGGTTATGGTTTCACAATTAAAGAAAAAGGAAGAGCATAAGGAAAAGCTTTTCAAAATAAAATTTACCGATAACGCTACTACTGTAACTAGAATTAAATAATAACCACATGCACATAGAAAAAGTTAACTACCAAAAAACATTTAATTTAGGAAATTACACATCTGAGAAAATTGGAGTAGAGGTTTGTTTGCATAACGGAGAGTCTGCGGATAAGGCTCTTGATATTGCAAAAGGTCTTGTTGAAGAATATCATAAAAAGAATTTAGACAGACACTCTATTGTTATTGATGCGGAAATTGAGCCAATAGTTATAGAGCCAAGACAAAATCCAAAATCTTTAACAGAAAGAACAAAAGAGTTTATTGAGATCTGTAAAACAAAAGAAGAATTGAAGGCTTGGGAGTTAATGAGTAAGAATAATACAGAACTACTAGAATGTTATAATAATAAATTAAAAAGTTTTAACAATGCAACTAACGAATGATGAAAAAGCTATATTAAATTTAATTTCAAGTGCTAATTACAGAATTACACAAGAAGAAATTGCAAGGTCAGAAAAATGGCTTGGAAGCCATCCTGAATATGAAGTAGAAAAAAGAGAATCTAGCCTAAGAAAAATTAGACAGGTAATAAGAGATTTAAGAATAAAGAAAGGGTATATGATTCTGTCTGATGCCAAAGGATACTGGCTAATGAAAGATCGAAAGGAAGCAATTGAGTACTGTGAGAGAATTGAAAGAATGGCAAAATCTCAAGCAAAAGCATGGTTTGAAACATATAACGCAATGAGAAAAAACTTCGGACTCAACTCACAATATTTTGAACAACAAGGTAAACTATTCTAACATGATAAACTTTAACAACACACTAATCAGGTCCAGCTCAGTTGGATATTTGATGACAGAACCACAATCTAAAGCAGACAAAGAAGCTGGATTGCTTTCTAAAACAGCTCAAAAACATTTGATTGAAGTCTATATTGCCGAGAAGTATGGCAGAGTAAAAGACATTCAAACGAAACAAATGAAAAAAGGTGTTGAAGCTGAAGATGATTCAATTGATCTTTTAAATCGTTATTGGTTTGTGGGTTATGCTAAAAATGAACATAGATTTACTAATGATTACATATCGGGGCATCCAGATATAATCACTGTTAATCCAAATAAGGTTATTGATATTAAATCAAGTTATGACCTTTGGACATTTTTAGGAAATATTCCAGATAAGCTTGATAACTTGTATTACTGGCAGCTTCAATCTTACATGTGGCTTACGGGTGCTACTAGTGGACATATTGCATATTGTCTTGTAAATACACCATTTGGTATAATTGAACAAGAAAAAAGATACTTACTTAATAAGATGAATGTTGTTTCAGAAGAAAGCCCAGAATATGTAAAAGAGTCAATGAAGCTTGAATTTAATATGACATTTGATGATATTGATATTTCAGAAAGAATATTAATATTTAATGTTGATAGAAACGAAGATGATATATTAAGAATTCAGCACAAGGTAGAAAAAGCAAGGGAATTTTTATCAGAACTAGAAAAGACTCATATAAACTTTAATAAATGAAAGGAGCAAATATCATAAGCGCTATTCAGCACTTGAGGATGGCTGAAGAGTATTATGAAGATTTTAGAAGGCAGTATCCCGGATCAAAAGGATCTGCATTATTCAAAACTTACATTGATAAAATAAAGTGGATTTATAGAGATTTTTTAACAAATCCAAATGTAGATGATGATATTAGATCTGGTTTAAAAAAAGAGCTAGAAAGTGATGTATTTGCTATACCAGCAATAACAGAAAAAATTTCACTACTAATGCCAGAGCAAAGAGAAATAATAGAATCAACTATAGATGCAATGTTGGATGGAGAAGAAGTAAAAATTGTTGACATTAACGAAACCAAATAATAACCTAAAAACAAAAAAAATGAAAAAGCTAATTACAACTACATTAATCATTATTTTCTTAGTAAATACGGCAATGTCACAAATATTTGATGGCATTAATTTAAAAGAAAATACAGAAGATTTAATAGAAAAATTAGAAAAGAAGGGTTTTAATTTTGACTATGGCATGGGTAATACAATAAGATTATCTGGACAATACGACAATAAAGAAACTAGTGTGTACATAGTAAATACGAATAAATCTAACAAACCAGTAGTTCTCAGCGCGTATGTTGGAGATTCTAAAACTTGGTCTGAACTATTGAATGAGTACAAGAAATATGTAAAAGTATTTTCAGATAAATACGGTAATCCAGATATGTATTTTGCATCATTTAAAGCGCCTTATGATAAAAATTATAAAGGGAATGAAATGGAAGCAGTAAAAAATGATAAATCAAATTTTATTTCAGAATGGACTAGAGATGGAATAAATTATTCAGTAGAAATTTTTAGATACAATAGCATCATTATAACTTACAGAAACGAAGAAAATTTTGAGTTAAATAAGATAGAGTTGAAGTAAATAACAAAGGCGGCCTAAAAACCGCCTTATTTATTATCTTCAGAAAGACATTTTACGCATACTCCATCATACAATAAGGTGTCATGAATTACGCAAATATCTTTATCCATTATGACTTCTTGTGTTTATTTGCGAATTTGCGAGCAGCTTCAACACTACCAAAGCCCCAAGCTTTAAGAGCCAATGCTTTACGAGTAGGTTCTCCATTAGGCTTTTTCATAGCACCTAACATGCCACTAAATCTAGCAGCAAAAGAAACCCTTCTAGGATTTACGCCAGATTTAACTGGGGCTTTTAAATTACCACCAGTTTCAGCATTGTAAGATGCACGACCTTTTGCGTTTAATCCGCCTTCTGGATTTTTACCTTCTTTTCTTTGCCAAGCTCCTGACATAACTATTTTTTTTCTTCTGCTTTAATTTTTTTCTCTTGTTTCAACATTTCCGGAGTTGGCTTCTTTCCACTTCCTTTGTTGGCGCGAATATTATCCCATAATCCTCTACGAGAATATGATCCATCCGCGCGTTTCATCATCTGTAGTTTGTTTTTCATACGCTAATTTACGAATTATTTTTGATTTTCAGCTTTCCATATCACTAAATCTATTCCAGTTAAGTGACTAGGAGGCTCAGAATTGCTGTTTTTAGCCATTTTTTCGGCATCAATCATATTAAAGTGCTTCTTTACCATATTTTCTGGATTTAGGCTATTTACGGGCTTTATTTTAAAATTATCGTTCATTACTAAAGTGGATTCATAGAAAGACATTAAAAAATTTAATACTGATTGTGGTGTTTTTAAATGAGGGTTATTTTTAACAATTAAATCAAATTGATTTAAGTCAAATCTTACCCCAATTGGTCTACTTTTTGCCATATAATAAATTGTAGCTACAAAGTTAATATTAAAAAATGAAATGTAGCTACAAAATTAAATTAATTATTACAAAATGTAGCTACAAATTACCTCCCTTCATTAATATTAAATCATAACTATACAACCAACCAAGCAAGCCAGCCGGCAGCAACAACCAGCCAGCCAATAACCTTTGCCCCTTTGCCCGTAAACCACACGCGGCGCGCTACTTCACAAGATCAAACAAAGCAAACGCAATAAACGAGGTACACGGGTAAGGGAAACAAAAAGCCCGAAAAAAAAAACGCCAAAAAAAATTGGTGGTACCTTTAGGGAAATGTTTACGCAGGGTTCAAAAAATTTTTCTTAATAGGATGTTGGAAATGGTGAAAATATGGTATATTTGGGTATAAAAAAACATAGCTATGTTACAATCAATGAAAAAACCGGATCCTAAGAAAAGAAAATTTCCGGTAGGTAAAACAGTTGTTGCTTACGAAAAGAAGCCAATGCCTTCATCTGCTGCCCCAAAATCAATATCAAAGGCAGATGCAGAAGCACATTTAGGCAGAATGAATAAATCTTTTGAGGGTTACCTAGATGATGTAGAAGGCGAAAAAACATTTGGCCCAGAATACAAAGAACTTGGCTTAAGAAGAGAGAGAGTTAGAGTAAACAATATGCCAGCTTCTGAATGGAGAAAAAAATGGGATGATGAGGAAAATGCTCCATATCATGAAAGATATGAAAGAGTTTCACCAACTCAGGATGTAGTTAGGGTTTATAGAACAAAAGGTAAAGAACATCATTGGGATGCTGGTTTAAGCAAATCAAACGCCCCTTATGGCACTGACGTAAAAGATGAAAATGCTGTTGATCCACGCTCAGGCAGCAGAAATAGAGCTATTGTTTATGAAAGAAAAATTAAAGATATAGTAGAAGAAAATAAAGCAAATAAGAAGGCTAGAATCAAGCGTATGGCAGAAGAGGGCGAAGCTCAGGCAAGAAAAATGATAGCTGAAGAAGCTGCAAAAGCAAAAGCTAAAGCAGGAGGGAAATAATATACTTACTTTGAGCGTAATGATGTATATTGCATCAAAA